GAGCTTGCATCCAAAAGCTCCCGTTAAAGTGTTAACTGATTCACTTAAAAAGAAAAAACCAGCGTCTATTGAACCCAAGAAGTCTAGACGAGATAATGTTTCTGATTTAAATCTTATAGTAAAATCAGCTCCAGAAGCTTCAGAACCACGTGTCGAGAATGAAGTTCTGGTGATACCACCCATTCCAACAAAGTATTTTGAATTGTTGGATATGGGTGGATTTTTCATTAAAGGTAAGATTTGTCAGTTCGTTCACTCGTTTCCTGACATGGTCTTTGATGATTGCGGTTTTGCACAAGGTGACTACGTTACTATACCGTGGTGTCAACAGTTCGGAAGGCTTATTCCGGGTGGACTCCTATATATTAACACCATCATGTACAAATTTCTAGTTGATAAAATTGGAATAATTCCAGACGAAGTTCGCAATTACAGTGCCGTGAGCACCAGTATCCGAATGATGTTTAGAGATTTCCCAAGATTTGTTCTAGATGGACTTTTCTCTCATTTCTGCTTCAGAAATAGTTTGAAAGCTACAACAGGCACTTGCATGTTGTTAGCTTACAACACAAACCAACCCTATTGTACTGGGTTGCTTACTGTTGTTCCTACTACTATCTCTGTTGACGTTGAATATTGTTACAACTCATCCTTTGCTTTTAAGCAATGTAAAGGATTTGTGTTCCAAGTTGAGCCTTACGGAAAAGTCTGCATTTACCCCGCCTTCAACACAATTAAACCAATTACCGTTACTAATGCTAACTTGAGAAGTTACTTCCGCTTCCAACCTTACACCTCCTTTGAGTGGTATGCTAAGTGTTCCCAGAATGTTGGAAGTGCCTTATCAAGATATTTTAAGTGTCGATCTCCTATCAACCCAATCACTGGCTATCCAACAGTCTGTGAGCACACCATGTACCAAAATCAAATGAAACTTCTGACAGGCATGCCTATGGAAACAATTGAACACTCAGCTACCGTTTGTGGTGCTGTTGTGTACGATTCTGTCCAAACGCATAGTATGACTCTGAAGTTGAGAGCTGGTTACAAGTGTGATGGATCTGATAACTATCGAGCTAAATATAAATTAGACGCAGGCAACGGTAATTATATCCACTTACTAAATCAGTTGAGTACCCTTACTTATCTGAGTTGGTTGTGGATTAAATTTTGTGACCTTTATGATGGTCTCTCATACTTACTCATATCTTATATCTTTACCCCTTTATGGCACGTTTATGATTATGTTGATATTTTGAAACATTTCGTCAGGATACCCCATCCTAAGTCGAAACTTTATTCAAACTATATCTCCGACCCTAATAAGTTGGCTAACATCATCGAAAATCGTCCTAAATTTGAGGCTGGTTATAAATTGGAATTCGGTAAACCCGGTAAAGTTGGACGTCTTTTTGCTACAGTTGCAGAAGGTACTCTGGCTAACGTCGTTGCCGCACCTATTCTGAAATATGCCTTCCACCAAGAGGTTAGATTGAGTGAAGTTGTGGATAAACAGTTGAATTTGGGATATAAAGCTTTTGGTTACCAAACCATCAACTTCATAGCCATTTTTGCTGATTGTCAAGAGGCCAAAAGTTCAGACGACTTATTTAGAAGAGCATCCTCGTGTCCTCTTAATACTGCTTATTATATTTATATGTCAGATGATGGTTTTCTTATAATCAACATCGGCGGAATTATCTTCATCTTTGAGACTGATATCTCTTCTTGTGATTCTTCCAATAAATTTCCTATATTTACAGCAGCTAAATATCTCGCTGATAAGAGCGGGTGCGGCAAAGGAATCGACATATTGTTAGCGCAATGTGCAGGATCCGTTACTGTCCGCAACCCCGATTGTAGGAGCGAATTAGTTGAGTTACTACCAACATGCTATATGGAGTACTCAGGAACGCGCATCACAACAGTTCTAAATAATCTTGCATCAGTCGCAGTTGCCTTAGGCATTGCTGAAGAATATGCAAATCTCGACTACGAAGTAGATGATCATGTTAATACCATAATCAAAGGTGCTTCAAGATATGGATATATCATTTCCTGCGCTGAGCGCAGGTCTTGGAATTCTGTTAGCTTCCTTAAAAGAAGTTTTAATGGAACTGTGTCTTGGGTAAATTACGGAACTATTCTCCGTTCCTTTGGTACCGTTCATGGGACACCCACAGCTGAATGCTTTACAGGTATGTCCCATGCTACATTTTTAAAAACATCTCCATGTGAATTAGTTTTAATCTTAATCAAAATGACCTTAGATGGTCTTGTTAATGAACCTCCCAGTCTCTTAACCAATGCATTGAGATCTAGACTCGATTTGCCACTTCAAACAGAGACCTTGTCCAGAGATGACCTCAAAGAAAGATATGGTGGGGAAGATTTCGAGTGGGCAGCTCTTTATGACGCTCTAGCTTCGATTAAATTCGGAGACGTCATCAGGCTGACTATTCTAGAAAACATCTTCAACACAGACTATGGAACCAAAGTTACAGATTTAGATCTGGCTGGTTTTCTTGAGGTCAGTCGTGAAACAACTCTAGATGATATTATTTATTAACATGTAATACACCCCTACAATTATTAAC